AGGCGTCCACTGGGAAGAAGGTCCTCGAGTCCCAGCAGTTCGTCGTGGTCCTCGCGGTTCGCAACGCCGCGGACACCCTCGGTGGATCCGGCGCCGCCGAGGACGCCCGGGCGATCCGCGCCGGCATCTACGCCGCCCTCTCCGGCTGGAAGCCCGGCCCGGAACACCGCCCCATGACGCGCGCCAGGACCCGCTACCACCCCCACTACACCCCCGGTTTCGCCTACCTCCCGACCGCGTTCGAAACCAAGTCCTTCTTCCCCTGAGGAGCCTCATGGCCACCAAGATCCCCGAACCCCAGCCCATCACGGTGCGCCTGCTGAAGGCGCACACCCACGACGGTGTGCCACTGAACGTCGGCGACACCATCACCCTTTGGCCCGACCAGGTCGCCTGGCTTGCCAGCCTGGGCGTGGTCGATTCAGCCCCCGTGAAGGAGTAATCCATGGCCTATCAGCAATGTCAATTTTCCGGGCAGGGCATCGTTTATGCCGCCGAGCGCCTCAGCTCCGGTAAGCCGGGTCGGCTCCAGGATCTCGGCAATGTCACCTCGTTCAAGGCAACCCTCAAAAACGAAGTGATGAAGACCAAGGAAAGCCGGACCGGATTCCGGCTCCCGTCGAACCGGATCGGCAGAGGGTACGAGTGCGAGATCAACCTCGAGACCGAAGACCTCACCTTGGACAATCTGGGGTTGGGGTTTTATTCGACCCCGATCACGAAGGCGGCAGGGACCGTGACAGGTGAGCCCCTTCCCAGCGGACTGATCGCTGGGGATCGCATCCAGCTCGCCAACCCCAAAGTGACCTTCAGCGCCCTCAAGGACAGCGCCGCCACCCCTGCCACCCTAACACTAGGCTCCCACTACAACGTGGACGCGGATCCCGGCCACCTCGACATCCTCAACGTCGGGTCCTTTGTCCAGCCCTTCAAGGCGGATTACAGCTACGCGTCATCCAAGAAGGTGGGCGCATTCACGGTTCCTCCCCTGGAGAGGATGTTGATCATGGAAGGGGTCAACACCGCGGACCACTTCCGCCGGGTGCGCATCATGATTTTCCGAGTCATGCTGGATACCTTCTCGGGCCTGGATTTCATCAACGATGAGATCGCGAAGCTACCTATGAAGGGTGACGCTCTCGCTGATCCCCTTCGCCTCACCACGGATCCCCTGGGCCAGTTCCTCTCCTACGAGTACCTGGACGCGTGAGGTGAGGCATGGATGACATGACCCAGGACCTCAAGGCGATCCTGCCCCAGTCCAAGACCCTGGTGATCGGCGGGGAGGTCATCACGCTGCGGCCGTTCCGCTTCGACCAGATCCCCGAGATCCTGCCCAGGATGGCGGCGCTCATGACGCTGATCGAAAATGGCTCGGCCGCGGTCATGATGGCGGCCCCAGCGCTGCTCCATGACCTCCACGAACTGTTCGCGCTGGCCACGGGGAAGCCGGTGGAGTGGGTCCAGGACCTGGATGCCGCATCGGGCATCGAGTTGACGGTGGCGCTCGCGGAGCTGAACGAGGGTTTTTTTCAGGTGGTTCTGGCGAGCCTGCCCAGGCTCGTGGCCGTCGCGGAGCGTCTCGCGCGCCTCGTTCCGACTGGGCAGACCTCGCGGCCTACCTGATCGAGAAGGGCCACTCCTGGGAATCCATCCAGCAGATGGCGATCGTCCAGGTTCGGGCTTTCGCCCGCGCCCACGCCCGACTGGAACGCTCCAGCCGGGCGTCCTGGATGGATGATGCCCGGCTGGCGATCTGGTCCACGAAGGATGACTTCGCCTCCTGCGTGGGCGAATTGAGGGGGAGCGAATGACCGAGGACATGACCGTCAAAGTCAAGATCCAGGGCGACAGCGGATCTGCGGTCAAGGCCCTGGACGCCACCACCCAGGCGACCAATCGTCTCCGAGGCGCCAAGGGCAGGTTCGTCGGCACCGGGAAGGCGGTCGCCCAGACGCTGGGAGATGTGGGCGCGGCCGCCGGAAAGGCTGGATCCGGCCTCGGTTCGGCCGCCGGCGCCGTCTCCGGCATGACCGGCAGCTTCGTCAAGGCGCAGGTAGTTTTCGAGGCCCTGCGCCGGAGCCTGGATCTGCTCGTCTCCAGCTTCAATGCGATCGCCGGGACGGGGATCGGCTACAACGCGGCCATCGAGAGCGCCACCCTGGGCATTGCCACCCTGATTGCGACCCAGGGGAGATTCATCGACGCCCAGGGCCGCGAACTCAAGGGCATGGAGGCCCTGAACGCGGCTCGCAGGGTGGCTGCCGAGCAGATGCAGCAGCTCAAGGTCGCCGGGCTGGAAACCACCGCGACCACCCAGCAGCTCACGGCCGCCTTCCAGCAGGGCCTGGCGCCCGGCCTGGCGGCCGGCCTGAACGTCGACCAGGTCCGGCGGTTCACGGTGGCCATGACCCAGGCCGCGGGCGCCCTGGACATGCCCATGAACCAGCTCGGGGAGGAGGTCCGGAGTCTCCTGGGCGGGAACATCGACCCGCGGAACACCCGGATCGCGACGGCCCTCGGCATCACGAACGCCCAGATCAAGGAACTGAAGGCCCAGGGACCGGAGAAACTCTTCGCATTCCTGGAGGAGAAGCTCTCCATGTTCCAGGCGGCGGGCGTCGAGACCGCCAGAACCTGGTCCGGCCTCACCAGCAACGTGCAGGAAGCCGCCGAAACCGCCGCCGGCATGGCCACCCAGCCCATGTTCGACAAGCTCAAGACCGGCCTGCAGGAGGCCTTCAGCGGGATCTTCGACGTGAAGAACGCCCGGATTTCCGAGACGTTCCAGGGGCTGCTCCAGGCAGGCCAGGAAGTCTTCGGCGCCCTGGGGGATCTGGCCCAGGAAGCGCTCTCCTGGCTCATGGACACCCTTCGGGACGCCTCGAAATGGCTGTCCGAGAACAAGGCCGAGGTGAAGGAGATCGTGACCGCGGTCAAGGTCATCGCGGAACAGGTTGGCGGTCTGCTCGCCGATATCCTCAAGATCGCCGTCGGGGCGGACAAGATCGGGGTGGAAACCGGAGTCGCCTCCGAAAAGTTCAAGGCCATCGCGACGCTGGTGGCCCTGATCCGAGACGCCCTGGCGGCTGTGGTCCTCCAAGTGAAGATCGTGGGCGCCCTGGTCGGAACGCAGCTCCTCTACCCCTTCTCGCTGCTGCTGAAGGCCCTCGCCAAGATCGCCGGGTTCTTCGGGAAGGACGGCTGGGCCCGCGACTTGGACGCGGTCGGGGAGGCCCTTCAGAACGGACTCGGGGCGGCCTGGAAGGACATCGCAGAATCCGCAAAGCAGACCCTGGGACACACCCGGGAAGCACTGAAGGATCTCAAGGCCTACAAGCCGGGCAAGCGCGAGTTGAGGGGCGGGCTCTCGAACCTGGACTACGGTGATCGCGGGGGCTCCCGGCATTTCGGAGGCCTTTCGAACCTGGAAGGCGACATCAAGGACCGCCCCAAGCTCACAACCAACCCTCCGCCCGCCCCAGGGAAGAAGAAGGACACCCTTTCCGAGGCCGAGCACCAGGCGCGCCTGGCGCAGTGGCGGGCGGAATCGGCGGAGCGGCAGACCATTGAGCAGCAACAGGTAGCGGCCCTCCTCAAGATCCAGGCGGACTACCTGCAGGACAAGGTGAAGCTGGAAAAGGAGTTCCAGGATGGGAAGTTCTCTTCCAAGGGCATGTATGAAGAGGAGTCCAAGGCCCTGGATGACCGCATGCTCGCTGAGCACCTTCGGGTGCAAGAGGACTATGCCGAAAAGCGCCTCCAGCTCGAGGAACAGCTCAACAACGAGATCGAGGCTTCGGAGGGTGAAAGCCTGAAACGGCGCATGGCGGCGATCCAGAAGACCTTCGACAAGATGCGCGCCAATGCCCGGAAGGGCGATGGCAGCATTGATGCCGCGACGCTGGATCGGATCGACGAATCCGAGCGCCGCGCGAAGGCCCGCGCCCAAGCGGAAGCCTACGCAGCCGATCTTCAATATATCCAGGCCCAGCTCCAGGCCGACGAACAGGGCATCGGAAACCTGGAGGACGCAGGCCTGGTCACGACCCTGGAAGCCCGGCAGCGCGACGCCGATGCGATCGCGGCCAGGCTGGCGGCCATGCAGCCGGTCCTGCAGGCCATGCTGGCCCAGGCTGATGCAGCCCAGGCCAAGGCGGCCCAGACCGGGGATCCCGCCGACCAGGCCCTCGCGCGGGATCTGAGGCTTCAGGCCCAGCAGGCCTCGAGTGCGTTCGAGCAGTTGAACACCAGCGAGCAGCGCTGCCGGAATTCCCTGCTCGATGTCCAGCAGGCTGGTGCTTCGGCACTCTCCTCCGGACTTGTGGACACGCTCGCCTCCGCGTCTGAAGGATTCGATGCAATGGGCGATGCGGCCATGAACATGCTTCGATCCGTAGCCCGATCCATCCAGGAAGCCATTGCCAAGGTCATGCTGATGAAGGCCGCCATGAGCCTGCTCGGACCCAGCGCCGCCGCCGGGAACACCTGGAGCCAGGCGCTCATCACGACGCTCGGCGGGAGCTTCTCGGGGGGCGGATACACCGGCCCGGGCGGAAAGTTCGAGGCCGCTGGGATCGTCCACCGCGGGGAGTATGTCCACGATCAGGAGACCGTGAACTACTGGGGTACCGATTTCCTGGAGAGCCTGCACCCCCGGCGCCTTCAGGGCTACGCCTCCGGCGGCCAGGTGGGCCCGCCAAGCATGGGGGACTTGAGTGCGTCCTTCACTCACCAGATCGGCTTGAGCTTGGATCGCGGGATTATCGCCGAGTTCCTTGCAAGCCCTGAAGGAACCAGAGTCATCGCTAAGCAGGTGGCGGCGAATCCGAATTGCTTCAATAGCGCACTCGGGAGGACTAGGTGAGCTACGAAATCGGCATCGCAGCGGACTACTTGGATCTTGCGGACAAAATGGATGCCTTCCTCTTGAAGGGGCACACTCTGCAGCCGGTCTACACCGGGTCCGGTGATGGTCGGATCGATGGCCTGATCGGCACAGCGGCGAGCGTTCAGGAGGTAATTACTGTCGTATTTTCGAGCACGACGGAATTCACCGTTGCTGGTTCGGTGACCGGCAGCATGGGCACCGGCACCGTGGGGACGGCGTTCTCCCACGAGAAGGTGAGTTTCACCATCAGCGCTGGTTCCACCCCTTGGGCGGTCGGAGACGCTATTGCGGTGGTCTTGACCCCTCCGTGGTCTCGGATGCGGCTGGTATCCGACCGACACGAGTACATCTGGAAAGCTCCCGGAAATTCCAACGCCGATGAAATCTACGTGGGCATCCACACGGACTACAACGCCTCAGCGGATTGGTACGATTGGCAACTCAACGGCTTTGTGGGCTACAGCGCAGGCGCTGCCTTCGGAGGCCAGCCTGGCGCCATTCCGGATCTCGGCCCCCGCGTATGCTTATGGGCCCAGGCTATCCCCTATTGGTTTTTCGCAAGCGGACGGCGGGTCATCATGGTGGCCAAGGTCAGCACCGTCTACGAGACCATGTATCTCGGACTCCTCGACTGTCCCTACATGAGCCCGGGGGAATATCCATACCCGCTCGTGGTCGGCGGAACACTGGCCTTCTCCCAAGCCACGACCGTCCCTGGCTCAGCAGACGCGGCCTGGAGGTGGTCCAACACCGGCACCAACCACGCCGCATTCTGGCGAGCTCGATCGACCTACGGCACCTATTCCGACGGAATCCAGTGGCGGATGCGGAGGATTGATGGCGTATGGAGGGGATTTGCCTGCGACCAAGCCGACAGTACGGCGCGGATGGGTCAAATCTGGCCGTACTACAACGGATTTCAGAACACGCGGAAGAATCTTGACGGCACATATCCATTGTTTCCGATCATCCCCTATGACGGCCTGGTTGATAACGCTGGATGCAATGTCTATGGAGAGGTCGGGTCCATGATGGCAGTGCCGGGCGAGGCGAACGCCAGCGAAAACACAGTGACGATCGGGCGTGAAAACTGGCTGGTGGTGCAGGACACATTCCGTACCGGGTACGGGTGCTACTGCGCCATCCGCATGGACTAGGAGTGGCCCATGGCTTACGAAACCGGCTCGTCTTCAGGGGTGGTGGATCTTCTCCAGAAATTGGCAACCTGGCTCGCTACCAATGGCTGGACCATCAACTACAGCGGCAGCCACGGGAATGGCTGGCGTCTCCACGTGAGCAGTGGGGCCATGCATGTGCATCTCAAAGCCTGCGTAAACGAGGGAGCCCCATTTAACCTCAACCACAGCCGCGACATCCCCTTCTATGGCTTTTGCCTCTATGCGGGCAGCGGCTGGAGTGGATCCTCTGCTGAGTGGTATGCGCACCCAGGCGGACCAGCGGCCAAGGGCACCTCCACCACTTGTGGTGCCGCTGTCCGAATGACCAGCGGCGCCATTCCGAGCTACCACTTCTTCGATGATGGAGACGGAAACATTTTCATTGCTATGGAACGCTCAGCAGGATCCTTCCGCTGGATGAGCTGGGGGTTCCTGTCGTCGGCCGGGGTGTTGCCAGGTACCAACGCCGGCCAGTATTTCTCTGGGAGCGAGAGCTGGTATTACCAAAACCTCAGTCTGGATGAACCTCCATTTTCAGTTTCCTGGGACGCTAAGGTCTTTATCCGTGCGGATGTGGATTCATATACAGGGAAATGGTTATGTCTTGGGGACTTCTACGGCGAGACCGATCGGGCGGCCTATAGTTCAGTGACGAACGATACAGGTGGGAACATCGCGGGTTGGAATTTTAATAGCAATGCGGCCGCCGATTACCTGCCCGGGGAACCCTCAGGGATCGCCAGGTATTACCATGGTTGCCACCCCGACAATCTGTATTTTCAGAAGGCGCAGACGAGCGTTCAGAGCCTGCGGCCAGGTTTTCTGCCGTTCCACCTCTGGGCTGCGCGCGACTCGAGCGGGTACAGCCTGCTTGGAACAGTCCCCAGTGTCTATTATTCAAATGCTGTTGGTAATGGTTATGCGGCAGGGGAAATCCTTCAGATTGAATCCGATAGTTATGTGCTCTTCCCTCACTGTGCCGTCAAAAAGGTGGCCTGATGGTTGTTCTTGCTGGGCAGGTCCCGGGGAAGCCACTGTGTGGCGTAAAGACTACGCTGTCGGTGAACCTGCGCTCTGGAACCGCCTCCTATCGTCATGCCAGCGTCGAAGCGCAGTCCGTCGCCGCTGCTGATGGCCCCATGTGTGCCAATACCAGGATCCCCTCCGTATTGGTCGGGGCTTCCCCGGTGCCCATGTTCGGGTCCTGTCTGTTCGAGAAAATGCTGGTGCTTCCACGGAAGAAACTTCTGGGCTTCCTAGTGGGAGCTGCCTCATGGCTGCTGGAGGTCTGGAACACCCACACCGCCTCTGCGATGGATCTCACGGCTGTGAGCACAACGGGCGCAGGGGGAGTTGTGGTGGACGGGCCTACCTCCAAGACCTTCTGGCCCGGGCAATGTCAAGGCTACACCCTCTCCGTACCCGCCGCCGGATTGATCAGAGTTTCCAATGTTGTCATTTTCTCGTTCCCTGGAACAACCGGCACGGAGCACACAGTCACAGGCACGCGCCTCCAGGTATTTCCAGCCCGTTGTGACTGGAGCGATCCGTACTCCGAGACCATCAGTTTCAACACGGAGGTGCTCCAGGCCTGGAACCGCAAGGAACAACGCATCCGTCATCGGACGAACCCGCGCTACGCGCTGTCATACCGGGTGTGCGCGACATCTCCGCGCGAAGCGATCCAGCTCCACAATCTGCTGTACGACTGGGGAACACGCATTTTCGGTGTGCCTGTATGGCCAGAGCTCGCGCACCTGACCTTCGGAGTAATGCCAGGCGCCACTTCAATCCCCATGGAATCAAGCAACCTGCCCAGTTTCACGAATGGTGGGTA